TCGTTTATCAATGACGTGCTCACAGCCGTCGCTCAGACGCTCATTCTGAAGGTAGATTTCGATATCCAAAACGATTCTGCGGGTTGGGCTGTGAAATCAGTCAAACGTGACGGCGAGGATTGCCCTCTGGAGTTCGCTATTTAATACAAAAGATACATTTACTTTCACACAGGTGGTCAATCCCACAGGTGTTTCCCCATGCCCCGCCAGGCAGAAGACCCGGAGATCGCAGCGGCGTTTGAGGCGTATGTAGCGATGGGCACGATCCGGAGCGTCCGCCGGCTGTGGAAGAACTGGGAGCAGTTAGTCCCCACAGGTCGTCCACGTCCAACTTATCAAGCAGTATGCAATTGGGCGAACAAGTACCACTGGCGTGAACGTGCTGCCGAGAGGGATCGCAAATTCTCACAAAAACTTGCCGAGAAAAATGATAATTTAAGATTGCAGACCGCGGAACACATCTTGCAACTCTTGTATGCTCGCATCCGCACCGTCTTTGACGAGGATGGCAACATCATCCTACCGATCCAGAACTACCAAGACCTCAACGATACCATCAGGTTGGCACTTCAGATCATCGGTGCGTTGAACCAACCTCCTGCACGTGGCCGCCCGCCGAACCAGCAGACGAACATCAAGATCATCAAGGTCGTTGACGGCATGTCGGAGCAATCGCGCTCAAGAGTAGTAGACACCGAAGCCCATGAGGTTGTGGACACGGACACGGACACGGACACAGACTCCGAACAGGAACTCGAACAGGAACTCGAACAGGAACTCGAACCCGAAGCCGAAGCAGCAACATCCGAACCGCAATCCGAGGATTCAAGCCCACCCTAACCGTTGTTCGCTCTGCTCGTGTGCAGCCCGCAGATGTCGTACAGGTAGCCGTCGGCAGCCGCCGTTGCACGCTTTGCACCCACCCATCCCGGTGGAGGGTTGCGCATAGGTTGCTTGCTTGCTCGCTTGCTTGCCTGCTCGCCGCCATTGCCAGCCAGCCAGCCGTCCGTCGTTTGCAGTCCTTCGCTGTCTGTGCGTGGTGTGTGCGCAACCCTCCACGAACATACCAAAGACAGGGGCCCACCACCCGCCCTCAGGCGCTGCACGCCCGCATGTGCCGGCGGTCATATAATCTGACATTATGATGACACGCTTCGAAGCGTGTCATATAATGAAGATTATAACGCTTAGCAGGCACGCACGTAATTTTGATTGTCAGGTATAAGACGTGCCTGCACGCTTGACCGCCGGCACGATGCAAGGGGGGCATGCTGGCTGTCTTGCGGTTCTTGCCGGTTGGTTAGCCAGCCAGCCAGCAGCCCCCCGACATGGTGTAAAGGGTCTGCCGCCATTACTGCTACCATTAGCAGCCTTCCCGCAACGAGCGTGGGCGCGAGGACATCGCCATGAATTGCGTGCCACGCACATGCAATTCATGCCTCTGCCTCAATCGTCCATCGCGCCCTAAATAGTTGCGTCCAGGCTGCCCAATGCCAACACCAATCCAAACACTTAGGTCACATCTGCATCCTGGTTCTCTGTTTCTGTTTCTCTTTCTTCTTTTTCCTCCTCCACCACCCCCCTGACTTCGCAAGCGAAGTCAATCCACCCACACCTTTCGATTTGCGGCGTTCCGCAAAGTTATAAACCCCTCGGTAAGCTCTGCAGTCAAGAACCTTTCCGAGAAAGGTTCTGACAGACTCCAAAGCGTAATGGAAAACCATTGCAGCCCTCCCGCGGCTCGTTCGGGTGCGGTTGTCTTCCACACGCTTTCCAGGCAGAAGCGTGTGTCAGCAACTTCCCGCACCCTCTTCTGCCGCGTCCGGGCTGCTTAACGCCTCCATTACATCAAATTCTTCTTTTCTTTCTTTGCGCCGGCGCGTAGCGCCGGCTGATGGCTGTGATGCGCGCATCTGTCGAGATGCGCTTAGATACGCTTTTTCCTTTTCTTTGAGAAAGAAAAGAAAAAGCTCAGCAAAAAGAAAAGAAACGTGCTGCTCGCTCGTTCGTCTGCTCACTCGCTCGCAGCACGGTCATGTAGGGTCTACGCCTTCTGGCGTCGTAACACGAGCCGCAAAGTTCATACGAACCACACAGTTTTGAAGCCGTAGCAGGAATCGCATAGCGTAGCAGCAACCGCATAGCGCCCTGTTCGGTAGGTAACAGGAAACGCATATTCCAGCCGCTCCGGCTTTCTTGTCTTGTGCGCACGTGCTCATTCTTTCTCCGCTCCGGTTAAAGCGTTTGAAGTTTTGCTCGCCGAAGCGAGCAAAACCAAGCCCTTCGGGTTCAAACGCCTAAACCTCCCCGTAGCCTTCCGTTGCCATCTTTTCGCTTTCCGGGTTTAAAGCATTTGAAGTTTTGCTCGGCATAGCGAGCAAAACCAAGCCCTTCGGGTTCAAATGCCTTAAACCCGATCCGTTATCGTCCTTGCCTATTCGCACGTGCGCACATCCACTTCGCCCCGGTTTAAAGCGTTTGAAGTTTTACGCAAGCGTAAAACCAAGCCCTTCGGGTTCAAACGCCTTAAACCTCTTCCGTCGCCTTTTCACCGTTGACCTCTCGCCCGTTGCGGGTTTAAAGCATTTGAAGTTTCGCTTTACGCGAAACCAAGCCCTTCGGGTTCAAATGCCTTAAACCCGACTCTGATTGCTCCCGTTGCGTTCCAAGAAAGCCTCCGCGGGCTGGAACACACATTTCCCGTTACCTCCACGCCAGTGCGCCACACGGTCATGCCGCTACGCCACACAATTCCCGCTACTTCGTTCAAAACCGCATAGTTCGTAAGACCCTCACAACTCGTGTTACGGTCGCATGCAAGAGGGGCTGCTGGTCCAGCCAGCCAGCAGCCCCTCGACATTCACCCACCCGCCCTCGTTGTCTACCCACTCGCCATGCGTGCGTAACGGTAGACCCGGAGCCGCCCGACGAAGGTTTTAATATTTACGAGCCTCGCGGCTCGCGCAATTTAAAACCTTCGCCTGCTTCGCAGGTTGCGGAATGGCGGGTCATACGAAAGGCAAAATAATTGCAAGCCTCACGGCTTGTGCATTTTATTGCCTTTCGCCGTTCCGGTTCAGCCCTCCGCTACGCGGACGGCTGACTCTGACCCGCCATTCCGCAATCGTGCAGCTCCGGCTATGTCCCGTTCCGCACGCCATGCAAGGGGGGCTGCCATCGAACCTCAAGTTGCCAACCTTTGCCAGCCCGCCGCGCCCGCCGCTGCCATTTGCCGGCAGCCCCCCGACATTATTCAGCTATAAGCTATCAGGCAATTCATTCTCACTCAACGCTCCAATTTCAAATCAAAAGCAGAATAGAGAAGATAAGAAAAGATAAGATAAGATTAAGATAGGAGGGATGAGAGGGGAGATGAGAGTGAAGCTGAAGATGAAGGTGCGTATAAAGCGCTGGTGGAAGCTATCAAAGACCGCACACCTGTTGCGGAAATACGGAGTGATAGAACTGCTGGAGATACTCCTCTTCGGGCTAATCGTAATCCTCTTAGCGAGGATATTTGGGTGTTAATGCCCTCGCGCAGTTATTGGGCGCATCAACCGGGTTCAAATCCCGGTGAGGGCGATCGGAGGTGAAGAGAAGATGGAGGAAGCCTTCGGGCATAAGGAAGAAGAAGAGATAGGAGTGGCGGGCAGTGGCGAGCCCGCCACACTTAAGAGGAACGCCATAAAGGGCTATGTGCGGGGGATAATGATAAGGATATATCCGCCTGCGATTGATGGAGGGTTGGCAACGATAGAGGTCGGCAACGGGTTGCAGATTGTCGGTTGTTGCAGGTTCTCAAAACCGGTTTTGGTATGGAAGACCGCAGAGCTGTTGCACACGTATCTGAGCTTGCACGAGGTCAAAGGAGGTGCGTGCTAAGATGAACCTCAATGAGCGGAACAGATCGATTAAGAAGGCATTAAGCGCAGAATTCGGCAGCAAAAACGTCAGAGTGCGAGGAGGTAGAGGCACAGCCTACGGGTGGGTTGATGTCACTATCTTCATATCCGTCCCCGATGAGTTCAAGATTCTTCATGAGGGGCGATATACACACGAAGCGAAAGAAGCTATACACAGGGCACGGAGCAGAGCAACTGAGATACTGAAACAAAAAGGGCTCTGGGAACAGCTCGGAATTTGGTATGATGATGATCCAGAAGCAACAATGCGGAGGAAAATAACGATTGACGCAAGATTCGGGGAGGAGTATTAAAAAATGGTATCCGGCGATATAGAAAACGAATTTGGCGAGATAATCGCGGTGGAATATGCGAAGGCAGACATAGAGACCGGCGAGGTAGATTATGAGACCCTGGAATTGGGAGAGGATGACTCTCCCACATCCAGGACATACAGGAGGTGAGAAAAGAAATGGAAGTCAAAATAGGCGATAAGGTGAAAATCTTCAGGGCGGGTTTTTGGTTCGCTACGGGCGAGGTGGTCTCAGTTCAGAACGAGATAGCCACAGTAGTCTACAAAGGCGCTTTCGGTGTGTGGCATACTTTGAAAGGGCATGTACGCCATCTTTCAGTCATCAAGGAGGAGGGAGGGTGCTGAAGATGCAGAAAACTCTTTCTTCTTTTCTTTCATTGAAAACAGTCAAGTGCGATCACTGCGGTAGAGTGTACACCGGTGAAGAGTTCAATGCGCTGGAGCTCACCGGTCATAACATCATTTGGGACTTCGATTATCGCCGCTGCGCAGATTGCGGTGAAGAGATCACACCGCTGAAGCTTCGGTATGTTGGAGAGTGAGTGAGGAGGTGAGGAGAGAAAAGATGCAGTGCAAATTGACTCAGTATGTAGTGAAGCGTGACATGAAGTTCATGACCGTCCAGGAGTCCACAGGCGAGAAAATCAATAGCTTCAGGAAGGTCTATGAACTCATGAAGCCGGAGGCTGCGATTGATCGCGAGTGTGTGTGGGTTCTCCATCTCAACTCGCATCTGGAACTGATCGAGAAGGAGCTTGTCAGCATGGGCGATGTGAGCGCTTCGATAGTCCACCCAAGGGAAGTTTTCAAGAAGGCGATCCTCCATTCAAGCAGTCAAATCGTAGTGGTGCATAACCATCCAAGTGGTGACTTTCTGCCATCAGTTGAAGATAAGGATGTTGCCAAAAGGCTCTACAAAGCCGGCGAGATCATCGGTATCCCACTCGCGGACTTCATGGTAATCAGCACCAAGGGCTTCTTCAGTTTCGCTAACGAGGGCATGTTAGAACAGCAGTGAGCGCGGCGGGGGCGATGAACCCCGCATTCCTATTCCCCCTCAAAAAATGGAGGTGAAAGAAAATGGATGAGCAAATAGAGGAAATAATAGCCGGTGCGTACGAGCTCTTTGATCAAGTTGAGTCTCTGCTGCTTTCTATCTCGCAGCGGCTTGCCGCCCTGGATCAGCGTGTACGTGCTATCGAGGAGAAGATAGATGCAGCAGGGTCTTCTCTTGTTGATGGAGGTGATGAGGAATGAGTGAAGAGGTTGGAGAGTTCGCATCACAGCAGCAGATCAGGAAGCTGTATGCTGTGCTGCACTCGCTGGGCATCTCGCCGAAGGAGTTCAAGCAGCAGAAGGGGTTCTCTTCGTATTCCAAGTTAGGACGGTTCGAAATATCGGAGATGATCGAAGAATTGGAGCAAAAGGAGGAAGCAGTTGAGAACTCCGTGTTGGAGGAGCTCCAGGAGTCACAGCCGCAGGGGCAGCAGCAGCAGGAGGTAGCAGCACCGGTCAATCCCATAGAGGCGCGGGTAGAAGCAGCACTCAATGAGGTTGATGTGCTCGCACCCGTCATGCGTGCGTGCGTACGTACAGCGTCCGAAGCGATCCTCGCATTGCCCGAAGACATCTATGAGGAAGTAGGCGAGGACTCGCTCGGTGAGTTCATTATCCGGCTCGCGGTGACCATGTTCATCCAGGTGAGCCGTTGCAGCAGGAGGTGATGACAATGTCTTCAGCGATCGAGTTACGTCGCGCTCCGGGTACTTGTTGCCCGGAGCCCGGTTGTGATCATCCAGACTTCGATTATTCCGCTTGCCCTAACTGCTCTCGCCGCTGCATCTTGTGCAAGCGTCAGCCGCACTACGAATATGTCGAAACGCCCGTCAAGTGTGATGCATGCCATGCGCGCCTATTCGCGCTTGCCCGTGTATTCCAGCGTCATTTACAGCGCCATCGTAAGATCGTATGGTTCATTTGTCCGGTATGTGATCAGGAGCTGCACTTTGCGCTGCGGCATCTTACTATCGGTGACAGCTCCACGCGAGGCCTCACATCTGTAGAGGTAGAGATAGGAGGTGAGAAAAGAGAATGAGCCTAAAACTCCGCCGGTTCTTCGCCGGCACGCCGCGGTCTATCGCAGACATCAATGATTTCCTTAGCTTGCCCAACATAGCGATCCGTCATATCTTCGTTGCTGCGCACGATGCAAACGATGATGCAGTCTATATCTTTTACGAAGACCAAGCCAACAATAGCGAGTAGCCCTATTCTTCCCTCCTTCCGTCTTCTCTCCCTCTCTCCCGCTTCTTCTTTTTTTTTTGAACTCCCAATTCCCAATCCCAATTCAAGTCCCACCGCCCACCTCCCAGCCTGTTCTGCCCGCCCGCACTTTTGCCGTTCTTATCTCCCGTTGCCGAAGGCACGCAGCGGCATCGTCTCCATTTCGAGGGCGAATTCCCCCCCCTGAAACGCCCCCCCTCTCCGCTTCCATAGCTATGAAAGGTTGCGCCAGTCGGCTGAACTGTGCTGCGTGCCTTTCCGTGGAACATCAGAGGGGGGGAATTCGCTTGTGCCCCATTCTTCGTTGCCGCCGTAGCTCTTGCCGCCCGCAGCTCTCTTCGCTGCTTATCTCTACCGCAGCTCTCAGCTCTTACTATGCCTACCGTTGCTCGTAGCCGCCGTTGATACTGCTGCTCGTCCTCACCGCTGCTCCAGGACTTCACCATAGCCCTTGTCTAACCTCAGCTCTTGTCCTCCTATGCTTAAGACTGCTTCTTGTCCGAACCTTAGCTCTTGTCTCCTATGCTTACCGTTGCCTCTTTGCTTATCCTTTGCTGCTGGCATTCACCATATCAAATTCAATTCACCATATCAGAATCACAAGTCTATCCGCCCCACTTCTCTACTAACTCATGTCATTTTCAGCCGCTATCGAAATTTCGCTCGCCCTCAGGTATAAAACCATTAACCCACATCTTTCATTCGCACCAGCGTGATATTTCAGCATGGTCTTTTCCATACCACTCTCTTCTGACATATCCAGCCATCGGACATGTTCATATTCCCGGTTTTTTGTTTTCCCACCGTCAGCCTTATCATACCATATCTTCTATCATCATAGCGGAGGTGATATCAATATGGAATATGTACCCTGTAGGTATTTGGATTATGAACCACACTACGACGCTGAACTACGAACCGCCGCGCCCGACTTCCCACATGTCAAGTATTGGTATCGAACCAAAGTGCCCTTCGAGGGTGCACCGCGCAACGTCCAGTTCTGTCGCAAACGCGGGCGCATCGCCGGCATCTTTCAGTGCTATACCGGCGAGCTCGAATGCTATGAACCAGTTGAGAATGCGGAAGCAGGAGGTGAGAAGAAGAAATGGAAGAAGTAAGGTTGGAATTCCAAGGACGTGACCATCAGCATTTTGATGTCTTGGCAACCAGGTCTGGCATCGATATCGAGATGGAGACCGACTTTGAAACGCAGCGCATCTTCCTCTTCTGGGAGGAATGGGATCGGATCGCCGAGCTCGTTGAGAGTTGCAGAGCGCACAAGGAGGTGACCCTACAATGCCAAAGGTGAGAGTCATTGAACGCAGCCGTGAGATGTCGCGCAATGCCGCGCTCAACTATCTGGTCTATCATCTGGTTCTTCAGGTGCGCAAGCGGCACCGGCTGCGGCAGGAGCTCATCGCTATCCAGAACACTATCCAAGCGATCGCCGCGGAGATCAATAAGCGTAAGAAGGAGGTGGAGGATGGCGATGAATGAAGAGCTGAAGCGAAAAATGAATGACAAGAAAGGAGTCGCTATGCCCAACATCATGCTGGATATCGAGACTCTGGGTACTGTCATCACTCAGATCGGTGCAGTGTATTTCGATTGGACTGGAACGACCGGAGAAACTTTCCTTATCAATATCGACATCAATTCCTGTCTGGAAAAAGGCTTGGAGATTAGATCCCAAGAGCTCCAGTTTTGGCTGAGAAACAAGTCTAAGATCTCTTGGGACAAGGATACCATCGTACTTACCGATGCCATCGAAGAGCTAACGGCTTTTTGCAACCTCAATAAAAACAGCGCTATTTGGTCTCACTATTACGATTTGGAAATTATCGATATCGCTTGTCATTCACTCGGTCGAAAGCTCCCATTCCACTATTCACGCTGGAAGGACATCAGGACATTGTTATTCCTATCGGGCTTCCAACGAGAAAGTGGTGATGCAGACCCCAAAACACACAATGCATTAGATGATTGCTTTTATCAGGTCGATTACTGTTGTTTAGCGTACTCCCAACTTGTCCAACCGGTCAACCCGAAGAGAAAGGCCGGCCGGCCGCAAGAGCGCAAGCGCGGTCGTTATCTGGTCTTCTGGCTACCTGAGGGTTTCACAAATTGTATCGTTGTAGATGCTGACAGCGAAGATGAAGCTCGCGCACAAGCTCTCCAAGAGCTGGGGCTTACGGCTGATGCTAAATCTTTGTTGCATGCTGTCAATTTCAATGAGTTCAAGCCTGGATGGCGGTTATGGAGGTGAGCACACTATGATGAACGACCAATCGGTTTTCGTAGTGGTGAAAGGCCCGCTAACTCGACTCAAACCCGGTGAGAAGGTGCTGCTATCACCGACCGAACAGCTCAGCACACAAGCCATCAAAGAGCTCTCCAACGGGCTCGATAAAGCGCTATCGCGTGGCGTCAAGTTCATCGTTATTGATAGTAACTGGAAAGTCATCATCGCGCCCGAAAGGGCCCCTATCAAATTCCACCGGCCAGAGCCCGAACCCGGTAAGGACACCGTCGCGCTTCTCAACGAAGATCATGATCTCTCCGGCGATTCCGATCTGGAGCTCGCGCACATCATGGAGCGTCTATGCAACGAATATCAGATGTGCCGCTCCACACTCTCTACCGCTACGCTCGATGTATGGAATTGTATCGTGAGAGTCGCAAAGGAGATATTGAAGCGAGAAGGAGGTGAAGTAAGTATTGAGCTGTGAAGTTGCAGAACAGTTGTGGCGCGCGGTCATACGTGAACGTGACAAGGCAATTGCTACTGGTGATGTGGATGATTTCATACGCGCGGTACATACGTGGGCGGATCATGTCGAAGCGCACGGCTGTTGGAGGTGTGGCACACAATGAGCACACATTCTGAGCCCGATGGCATCGTTACTTCGGTGAAGGGCGAAGCAGGTCACAAATACGTTATCACTATCCTCGATAATGAGCTCTGGATCGAAGACTATGACGAGCTCGGAGTTGAATGCGGCAAAATAGCGTTTTTAATTTCCGAATTTTTCGCCGTCGTGAAAAATGCCTTTTCCGTTCTCCATAACCATCATCAATCCAGAACAGGAGGTGATCGAAAGGAATGAAGCGTGAAGAGATGTCGGTGCGGCTTGAATGTGGTGAAGACCCGTTGGAACTCTCTATCCAGAAATGGCGTGATATTGTTCACCATCTGGAACATATCAAGTCATTCGATGAGTACGATGACTCACTCGAACGCGGCTCTCTCAATTGCGCGCTCTGCGAAGTTCACAGCTCTTGTCTTGACTGCCCTATTGTCACACAGGCGAAGTGCCACACTTCCAATAGTGCAGACGGTCGTAAGTATGGATTATGCCGACACACTCCATACTATGAATTCCTTGCCGCCGTCGCGCGGCAGGATGTAGATGCCATGCGCGCCACTGCAAAGAAGGAGCTCCAATTCCTCAATCAGTTGCAAACCGAGCTACAGCAGCGTTCTATCCCTACCGATCCTCAGCTCGCTCCTATGTCCGAGCGTGATATCCGCGCGTACTGCAAAGAATACGCGCGTATAGAACGCACCGCACGTCCGGAACTGAATGCAGTCTCATATACCGTTGTGCTCAAATTCCCGCTGTTGGTCAATCGTATCGAATGTTCTTCACCGGAGCTCTGGGAGTTCGTACCTGTCTCACAACAGGAGTTGCAAAACGAATCCGTGCATCTATTCTTCACTTTTGCATTCACCTCGCTCGTACATGCCGATGCCGCTATGCTACCGTTACGCGAGGAGTATGTCATTGATAAGCTCTATGATCTTATCAGGCAGGCACTCAATGAAGGCCATATCACTGCCGCGTTCTCCGAAGACCGTGATGGTATCGAAGGCACAGTCACGTTCTATATCTCGGAGCCGCTGCGTATCGCTGCGAAACATGCACATCGTGCGCACCGGTTCTCCGGTTCTCGCATTCTGGAGAAGGGAGTGGGAGGTGAGTACCGTGCTTGAACTCGATATCGACAGCATGATCAAGATTACGGAACGGGTCATCACTGAAGAGGGCGCGCTCGGCAAGTTCTTCCGTAAGCGGTTCGATTACAAAGGCTTCTCTATCCAAGTGGAGGTCGAAGTACGGAAAAAAACAGCAGCCAGTGAACGTGAGTCAGGAGGTGAAAGCAACGTTGATCGCATCAGATATCGGTAGGATTATCCAGATATTGAAACAGACTTTCGGTAGGCGCGCTCGGCTGATTATTCAGAGGGGAGCACCAACACCAGAAGCAACCGATGAACTCCGTAAAGAGATCGAAGCGCTTAAAGCCGATCGGGATGAGCTCCAGTCCTATCAGGATGACATACTGGACAGGCTGGCCGATGCCGAAGACGATATAGTGAATCTTGATCTCAGGATAGACAAGTTAGAAGTTTCTATCACAGATTTACAGCACGCATTGAACCGCCTCTCATCAAAAGAGCAGACAACAGATGTGGAGGTGAGCGAAGAGGATGACTCGTGAAGAGATGCTCGCTCGGTTGGAACGCGGCGAAGACCCGTTGCATCTTTCGATCGATAAGTGGTATGACCTCTTTTGCCATCTCATCTCCATCAATTCTATCAGTGAATATGATCCATCGTTACAGGACGATGCAAACAATTGCGCGCTCTGTGAAGTCCACAAAGGTTGCCGCGGCTGTCCAATCGCGCGCTATATGAACGGTCGGCATTGTTTGGGCACTCCATTCTATGACTACCAGCTCGCATATTCATATCGCAACCTCTATGAGATGCGTGCCGCCGCGCTCGCTGAGATCCACTTCTTGCTATTCACTGAGTATCTCCGTCATCACCCGTTCCGCAGACTTCTGTATCGGTTAGAACGTTTCGCGCGCCGGTTCGGCTTTCGTAACATCAAGGAGCTCATATTAGCGTTCTTCATCTGATAAGCTTAGGAGGTGTAAAAAATGAGCAACCCTAAACCCGTATGGCAAAAAGCGCTCAAAAAGCCCGTCGTTGTCGAGTTCCGGGAAGTCCAGGGTGTTGAACATATCGTCACACTCGAAGGCGTGCTCACTGCCAAGCAGGGCGTAGACTACATCATACGTGGCGTCAATGGTGAGCTATACCCTATCAAAAAGGACATCTTTCAGCGCACCTATCAGTTCTTTGATCCTCACATCTTGCAGCTCGCTCAGCGCCGGCATAATGAGAACATCCAACATGTACGTGATTCTGAACTCGATCTCGAACGTCCATTACTCGAAGCGCTGCTCGTGGCTATCACGTCATCACACACCGATTCTCCTTTTCTCGATGTCCAAGTCACTCTCGGCTCGGACATCCACGCAGAGCTCTGTCGTACCGGTGACCCTATCAAGCACGCCAACCCGCCCTTTGTCATTTTCACGTTCCAACGTATCGGGCTGCAGCTTTTCTTGTACTCGTTCATTATTTATCATCATCAAGAACCATGACCAAGAAAGACCAAAACCAAAACTATGTCCAAGACTCCAGGGTGCTTATCAATGTAGACTTCGCCACACTCGCATCTATCGTTGACGAGGATGTTCTACGTGCCGCCCTTGAAGCCAATGGCAAGCCCGATGGGTCTTCCATTATCATTGCAGCCGACCATATCCTACCTCTCCTCGTAGACGCGCTCAAATGGCGGCAGCAGTTGCAGCTACATCGGCAGAAGCAGAAGCTGCAGCTCAAATGGCGGCAGTATCGCTATCGGCATTGTGATTCAGATTGATGATCGCACCAACCAAATCACAATCGGAACACGCAATTATGGTCAATCTCGGCGGTGTCATCCCGTTCTCTTCGATAGATTGGCGTGGCAAAGCCGCATTAGTACTCTTCTTACGCCGCTGCCCGTTCAGGTGCTGCTATTGCCAGAACTATCAGCTCTTAGAGGCTGACAATTATGTACCACTTTCCACGATCGAACAGACCATCCGTGATAACGAGCGGTTCATAGATGCCGTTGTCATCTCCGGCGGTGAGCCCTTCATGCAGCCGCAGGTGCTACGTGCCATCTCCTCTTTCATCCACTCCCGCTCGCTCGCTTGTGCGGTACAATCCAACGGCTATTATCCCAATGCCGTCGAATCTCTGCTATCTCTCCACGCAATTGACAAGCTCTTCCTCGATATCAAAGCCCCTATGGACGGACGTGCATACGAAGAACTCACCCAAGCCTCCGGCTCGTCCGCACGTGTAAAACGTACGCTCCAGCTCGTTCTCGATTATCAGCTCGATACTGAGCTCATCACTACCGTATTCAAACATATCGTCGGCGCGCCGGAAGTCTTATCTATCGCTCAATCGCTATTCTCACTCGGCGCCGCTCATCTGCCTTTCATCATACAGCAGGGCAGAATCGAACGTGTGCCGCCCTACTCTAACTTATCCAAAGCTAACGTCTTCAGTTATGACGAGCTGCTTGAAATTGCTGCGCGGGTACATCATACCGTGAAACTTCAGGACGTCCGTATCCGTACACGTGAAAAGGGCGAGGAGGTGCTATATCGTTCATGACTATCGCTGAGAAGTCTATCGCTTCTATCGAATCGGACACTCTTAAGCTCCATTTCCATCCCGGTCAGCTCCGGGCATGGAACTCCAAAAAGCGGTTCATATTCATATTGGCGGGGACGCAGAGCGGGAAAACCTCTTTCGGCCCCTGGTGGCTATTACGAGAATTGCAATCACGTGGCAAGGGCGATTATCTCGCCGTCACTGCTAATTACGATCTCTTCAAACTGAAGATGCTACCGGAGATCCGAAAGGTCTTTGAACACACTCTCAAAATCGGGCGCTTCTGGACTGCCGAACGTATCCTCGAAATCGCAGACCCCAATGGCAAGTTCCTCGCGTCCTCTTCGTCCGATCCCATGTGGGCGCGCATCATACTCCGGTCCGCAGTCGGCGGCTCACGCCGTGCTGATGTCGGTGTATCCTCATTGGAATCCTCAACCGCTAAAGCTGCATGGATTGACGAATGTGGTCTACCGGACTTCTCCGCAGAGGCTTATGACGCCATCCTCCGGCGGCTCTCACTCTCTCAGGGCAGATTACTTGGTACTACCACGCTCTACAACGTCAATTGGCTCAAATCCAAAGTCTATATCCCGTTCCTCAAAGGTGATCCCGATATTGACGTTATCCAATTCGACAGCCTCCAGAACCCTGCATTCCCCCGTGAAGAGTACGAACGTGCCAAACGCGCACTCCCCGCGTGGAAGTTCGATATGCTCTATCGTGGCAGGTTCGCGCGCCCAGCAGGTATGATCTTCGCCGACTTCGATGAGGCCTTACACATCGTCAAGCCGTTCACTATACCACACGCGTGGCCGCGTTATGTCGGTATTGATCCCGGGCCCCTTCATACCGCTTCCGTATGGCTCGCGGAGAGACCCGCACCCAAATCCAAAAAGCACCCACCGAAGTTCTATGTCTATCGTGTAACACTCGAAGGCAACCTCACCACGCAGCAGCACGCGCAACTCTTACTCGAACGTTCAAAGCATGAGAACATTACCAAATTCGTTGGCGGCGCGCGCTCGGAATTACAGTTCCGGCTTGATTATCGTGCCGCCGGTATCCAAATCGCACGTCCGCCATTCACTGATGTCGAAGCGGGTATTGATCGTATAGTCCAGCTCTTACGTGAACGTCGGCTATTCTTCTTCGAGAATTGCGAGCTCAGGTCGCCTCATTCTTCCACGTCCGTATTGCCTACCATCTTCGATGAGCTCAACCAATACGCTCGTAAGCTCGGCCCCGATGGCGAGCCCACTATCGAGATCGAGAACAAGGAGCAGTTCCATAGGATTGATGCACTCCGGTACGCTATCTCCATTGTTTCTCAGCCCGCATCGTCCTGTTTCTTCTCGCTACCTAATCGCCGCCGACGCGCCCGCAGCCCATTCGCCGCCGCCGCACCGAAAGCTTTATAACCTCTTAGCTCCTTTCTTCTCCTTATAACATGGCCACGGCTCGATGCTGCCCTCGTTGCGGATCCTCGGAATTATTTGAAGAGCCTATCCTTGGACTCGCACCGCTCAACTGTTGGGTAGATATCGTCTGCTCACGTTGTGGCTATCGGTTCTCTAAAGGCAGCCGCGCCGATGTCATCGCCCGTGAGCTACCTCGGTTCAAGTCATGAAAATACTCCAAACGCTTGCACGAATACCGAAGCAGTTATTACCGCGATCGCCACCCGCATATTCCGTAGCCTCTACGCAGTCCAACATTTTGCAAGATTTCTCTATCTCCAAAGAAGACCTCAAAACCGCTTATCTCTCCCATCCTATCGTCAATCGTGCTATACATTTCCGTGCTGATCTCATTATCGCCCGCGGCTTCTCGCTTGAGTTCTCTGATCCTTACACCAAACAAATCATCCTCGAGTTCCTGCACGATCTCAAACTGAATTCACCTCTCAATTTCGATCTCAAAGCGATCATCAGAAATGCCTGTATTGACTGCGATGTCTTCGGCAATGCGTTCCATCAACTCATACCTAACAAGTCGCATTCCAAAATCGTCGCGCTCGCGCCTCTGCATCCTATTGATATGGACTATCAGCGTGATTCTTCTGGCTCTATCCTCTTCTCGCCGTCCGGTGAGCCGCTCGGCTATATCTTCCGCGCCGGCACACCCGAAGAGCGCACGTTCAATCGTAACGAGATCGCGCATCTCATATTTGAAACTATCGGTGATGAATTGCTCGGTATACCGCTACTCTTACCTATGTTCCGAACCCTTGAACGGCTCGCCAATATCGAGTTCTCGATCGCACAAGCGTTATACAAACATGGCTTCCCTACTCGTGACATTTCCGTTGGCGATCCTGACCATCCTCCAACTGCAGAGGACATCGAACAGGTCGCACAGCAAGTGCAGAATCTCGATAGCGCTTCTGAATACACACACCCTTATTACTTCAAAGTCTCTTCGATCGACCCCAAATTCCCTCAGAATATTCAGAACATACCCGAATTCTTCTTATCCCAGATAGTCGCCATCTCAGGCATACCGCGTAGGTTCTTACTCGGTGAGGAGAAGTTCGCAACCACACTGCCGGCATTACAGCGCAACTTGAAGCTCATGTTAGAACCGCTCCAGGCGCGTGTGAAGGTTTGGTTAGAGGAGCAAATCTTCCGCCGGGTGCTCGATATTCGTAAATGTGATGGCTCGGTCACCCTCACGTGGTCGCCTATACTCGAACAGGCAGACCCTCAGCTCGTACGTGATACTATCTCTTTGGCTACTACTTTCTCAGACGGCAAGCCGCTCATATCTTGGGAGGAGGCTCGCGATCGGCTCTCATTACCGAAGTCGTTCATGAAGTCGCATCCATCTACGCTCGCTACGCTTCGTACATTATGGCAGCTCGCTGGTCTTTATCTCGTTGAACCTCATGGTGAACTCATCTGGCTCAGACGTAAAAGAGCAATTATCAAGTCAGTCAAGTTCTCCTCGCATATCGGTGAGCCACTGTATCTTCTCTCAGGTGAGTATTGCTACGGCATTATCACGCTGGACTCGCCTGTTGAAATCACTCTCAAAGAGTTCCGTGAGCTCGCGCCCAAACATCTCATCACCGAAGAGGAGCGTGAACGTTGGTGGCCCGATAAGAAGAAGCTGTTCTATTATCCCTTCACGTTCCAAAAGTTCACCACACCACGCAAATGGAAATATGTACACGGCGTGCAGAACTTCGTGCAGCGTGTTGAGTTCCTTTATTCTGTCGCTACGCCCACGCCTACCGCAGCCGTAGTGGCAGGTGCAAATGACTCAGGCAATGAGAATGAACCGTGAAGAAGAACTCGACAGGAGGTTGAAATAATGAACCAAGACCAAGACCAAGACCAGTTGCAGCAGCAGGAGCAGGAGCTCATACGCAACGTTAAGGACTACGATCCCAGCAAGCCTAACAACGCCCAGCTCGCAGACGATATGCGTATCGTCTTTGCATGGTATTCTTCACTCTGCGAAGGTAAGCAGCTCAAATTCTCCAAAGAAGAAGTCATCAACCTCGCTCGCAAAATCTATCAGGAGATCGAGAAGCGTAAACGCGAAGGCAAGATGAAGCATGAGTGGCAGCCGGATAAGATGAAGCCGCACTCTCGTGCACTCTTTGAAATCATTTCCGGCGCGCGCTCGTCCTCCTCCTCCGCTTCCTCTCCTTCTTCTGAATCTGAGCTCCACATACCGTTCTCCACGCTCCCGATTTATCCCGGTCACGTCTCCGCGGAATACGCACCGATAGACCTCGATTCCTTCCTCGCCAACTGGAACTCCTTCTTCCTCCGTAAGCCGTTCATCATGCTCGTTGGCTCGCTCGCCAATTGGCAGCATACCACGGGCGATATCGACATTCTTGTTAAAGCACGTGACCCCACACCGCTACTCAATGCGCTCGACCGCGCTATCAACGCCTGTTTCGAACGCGGTGATGAGCAGCTCGCAGACCTGCTTATCCAGGTGCGGCAGTTCATTCATTCCGATTCTCTTTTCCTGCTCACACGTTGGCGTATTCTCCGTGCATTTCCCGAATACAAAGACCGGCTGCATATCCTCGATGACTCTTTTTCCGGACCGTTCACCAACTTCGTTGAACTCTCAGACCTCGCAGCCATCGCACGTCCCAACCCCATTCGGCAGCAGATGTCAACTCCAGACATCGGCATCAAGTTATTCCGATGGTTTCCCATGTTGAAGCCTATGCACGGGCGGCACAAAGGCGAGATTTACTCGATTGACTCGGTCATTAAGGTACTTAAATCTCGCAAAGAGGATTGGTTCGATATCGGCATCTACGTCCAAAAGAAGTATGACGGCACGCATTGTCAGGTGCATAAAGGTGGTGACAAGGTCTTCATCTTTACCGAAGATGGCACAGACGTCACCAACAATTGCCCTACGCTCGTTCAGGAATTCCGGCAGCAGCCTTTCCACAGCTTCATTCTCTGTGGTGAAGTAGAGCTCTGGAAGAATGGTAAGCACCAGCCTCGTGCGATTACCGCGGGCATACTCAACGCCAGCAAGCCGCAGCCAGATGAAAAGCATCTCCGGTTCAATGTCTATGACTGCGTTTATTGGGAGGAATAGATAAAAAATGTCAGCCATTAGAGTCATTGATGATCATCTGGAACTCAAAAATATCGGTACAAAGTCCCATGCAGAGATAGAAGAGCACATCCCCGGCATCGGAAATTACTCATTTCCCGCTGAGGATGGTGCACCTGACCAGATCCTTGTTACTGACGGCGCTGGCACTCTTTCTTGGGAAGACAAATATACCGATGAAAAAGCGGTTGCGGCATGTGATGCAAGTGATAAGTTTATCGAGCGAAACTCAGTAAATGAAGTTACGGACGTGACAACATTTAAGAGAAATAGTTACGGCAAAGTGCTGGGGATAGAAGCTGAAAGTGATGATCTTATCGCAGCTTTAGATGTAATGGGCACTAAAATTAAAAACTCATATTTCACGTACCAGCAATTATTTGCTGCTATAGGCTTTCCCATTCTAAATGTTCAAGGAACAGATAAAAATGTTCAAATTGGGGGATTTGTATTCCTTAAACCAAATGGTTATCAATATTCATATATGATTTTAAAAACAGCTGATAATAATGGAAATGCCGTTACCAGTCTTGAGGTATATTCTGATAAAATTGATTTAAAAAATCATACCATTAAAGATATAAAAAACCACGATAACGCTACTCTTTCAGGCACACCCAAAATTTTAGAATTCGATATAGAGGGGACACCATATTATGTTAAGGTGTACCCGACAAAAAGTTAGGTGGATATCATGGAGTCCAAGTTAGACGAAAAAAAGGCAAATCAAGAACTGATAGCGAAGTATAAAGAGCGCATAGCCGAATTGAAAAAGGAAATCGAGCAATTCAATTATGAACGCTTAAAACGGATAGAGAGAGCACAGCAGCTTAAGCTTGAACTCCAAGAACAACTCTCACAAATTAATCAAGCTATCCTCACTCGTAGAGGTGAAATTATCGGTCTGAAAAGATTGATAAGAGAAGAAGAAGAAAATGAGTCTGACACTCCCGAAAACATGCGCAATGGGTAGCAGCAAGACCGGCTTAGTCGGAACTATCGGTATCACGCTACTCAATCCCGATGGTTCTGTGCATACTCCAAGGACTACTGACGGCATCTATGAAATCGGTGGTGGGTGTTATGGCAAAGATATAACTTTCCCAGACAACTGGAAAGGCATCATTTTATGGGACACTGGCGGAATTGATCCCGCTTATGCAGTTGAGGACTTCAATCTCGAATGGATGATCGATAAGCTCTCCTCCGCAGAAGAAATTGCAGATGCTGTCCTCGATGAGCCGCTTTCTGAGCACACCTCTTCTGACTCACTTGGTGAGAAGATATCGTCAATCCGTACGAGAGTGCCGCGCTCGCCTTGGACTAAGGAGGATTTAGATAAACTCTTCTCTATTCTCGATGAGATTCTCAAGCTCTTCGATTCTCTTCCAACCGTTCAGAAATTTCAATCATTTTTCGACTCTATTCAGTCATCATGTAACCAACTCCAAGCTGATTCGGCTGCCCTTCAGTCTATCCTCGATCGCCATTCCAAACTCGATAAGAAGTTATCCCAATCCTGCACCACGTCAGAGGCTGTGCACTCCACTCTACAGCAGCTCTCTCGCGATGTCAGCTCTCTCATGCATCAATTTGCCTCATTCTCCAGCTCTCTTCATTCCACTTGGGAGCAGTTTACCCAATCCACAGATTTCATTCGCTCCTCGTTACCAAAATCATTAGCGCATGCTCAGAAAGAGCATACGCAGTTGCTCGATAAACTCCATTCTAATCTTAACCAACTCAGTCAGAATTTCCCAGCTATTATCCAGCAACTCAAGCAACTTCAGAACAATATCGATTCGGTCATCAAGAATGAGTCTGCAACATCTGAGGCTGTGCATTCTACTCTACAGCAGCTTTCTGCTATCTCCACTCAGGTTGATCGCTCGATGGAGGAATTCCGTCCGCTATTCCAAGCTGTTCTCATCTCTAATCTCTCAACCGATACCATCATTCAACTTCTCGTAGATGGGCTGCATTCACAAGACGATGTTTCAGAGTTCATGAATCTTATCGATAATCTCGATGACCAATTTCAGGAAACAAAATTATATCCCAATAAAGCCAAAAGTAATAATGATGAGTCGAAGGAGGTATAGATGAATAACTCTATTCGCAGCATCTTGCTGCAGGAACTACGAAGGCGTCAGCCTCCACCTCCGCAGCAGCAGAAGCAGACCAATTCCCCATCCGGTGATATTCATGACCGTCCGTATTCCGAACGCATCAAGTTCTATCAGAAAATCCATGAGACTGAGCATATCAAACTCGCGCCCTTTACGCTCTGTCATGATGAGCGGTGCGTACGTGAGGCTATCAAGAAGTATTCCGCAGCAGAAGGTTCAGAAGGCGCATATCTCAAACGCGCGGACTTCCCCTACGAACTCGATGGTAAAACCAGACTCAATCTCAAATATAAGAATGAGCGATCACTCGATGCTCTCGTACTCAAACGCAAAAAGGTCGCCGGTACTGAGAAGACGTTCTATTACATCTGTGGCCTCAAAGGCGATTCCGGTATAGTCTATTGCGGCAAGACGTTCAATACCAACATCAAAGCCGAGCCGGGTGACATCATCAAAGTTGTCTTCGTTGATATTTCCGGCTATACCGATCCCAAAACCAAGAAGCGGTGGGTCAATTGGTGGGCGCCGCGCGTGGTTATGCTACGCACCGATAAGAAAGAGCCGGACAATATCGAGACCGCGTGGCGTATGGTCAAACAGACCACGGGCAGGTTCGAGGAGAAGCCTATGCCCGATATCGAACATCTCGAAGAGCTCGCATCTTCAGATGCTGATGCTCACACTCACGAAAAGCGCTTCGTCATCCAGAACCATTTCCGTGGCAGTTCTTCACACGGCGATTTCCGCGTACAACTCAATCACGTACTCGGTGGCTTCACGCTCGGTTGGCAGCGTGCAGACGAGCTGGAGAAAGAACTGGATAAGCACTGGGAGCTAAAGAAGACCGCAGACCGTTACGAGATTTATTGGGACGGGCAGTTATTCTATGCACTCGATAAGCGTGAGCGAGTAATCAAAGAGCCGCCGGTCGCACTCAAACGCAAAGTCTTCGCATTCCACAAGAAGCTCGCATTTGATCCCAAGTACTGGAAAGTGGACATGCAAACCGGTGAGGCGCTCAGTCGTGAGGGCAGCACCGGCACTGCTGATAAGGTCGAGAAGATATTCTGCGTTCAGAAGACTCGTGAGCCCTATGAGTGGCTTTCGATGGAAGGCATCACTGCACCACGTGAGATTGAACCTGAGCCCGGCGGCACTCGGTTCTTCCCCGGTATCTTCGTTGAGGTAGATTCCGGTACATATTTCCCCGGCGCTCAGAAGCCGTATTTCAAAGAGTATTTCCTCAATGGCAAGAAGTGGAAGGGCAGAGTTGTCTTCCGGCTCGTGGCGGGTCTCAAAGGCACGAAGGCTGTTGCCAACTGGCTCTATTGGAAACCCGATGACCAGACTCCATATGTTGTGTCTGCACGTGCGGTACGTGATAACTGGCTGCCAACCGAAGGCAGCGCTATGCCACCCGAATGGGAGCGCAAGCTACCTGAAGAACTCCATTTCTGGAAAGCCACTACACGTAAAGAAAAGCTCAAACTCCGTGCGCTGGCTCGTAAATATCTTATTGATTCGCGCCGGCTCGTTGCCGTCAATAGCAGTTCAGAGAAGCAGGATGAAGCTGAGGGCACTGAGTTCATACTCACACATCGCTACTGGCAGGGTCAGCTCGTTATTCGCGGGCTGCCGGTAGAAGACTACCATATCCGTATTGGCGATTACAGATTCCATCTCGATAAAGACCCTACTCACAAATTCCCGGAGCAGGGTATTTCCGCATTACAGTTCTCCGACCGTGATGAGTTCTTCGTTGAGGGTAGGAAGAAGCCACAATCGCCCGTCAATCCCAACCGTAAAATCCCGGCGTTCATATCCGTTCTTGATCGTGGTAAGGCTGAGATAATCGCCGACCAGCCGCTCTATCTTCACGTACGACTCAGCGGTAAGAAGCTCAAAGGCTTATTCTATTTCCGCCGCACATCGCGCGCATCAGAGTTCTGGACGTTCAAGAAGGGTATGGAGTCTTTCTAATCAATCGCCGGCGCGCGCCCGTCCATAAGATGTACTACACTCCAATGGTTATAACCCACAGCCGCCCGGACTCTGAATTGAATCTCATACGCACAGCCTCACTCATTTCACGCCGCCACGCTCGTTTATCCATGGTCAGATATTTCACACGCGCTCACACATACGCCCACATTTTTTCGCGCGCCCCTCGTTCTTCTCTGTCTTCTCATTCCACAGCACCCACTCTCACTCTCACTCTCACAGCTTCCAAACCGCAGCGTCCATTCGCACGCCACTCTCTGTGCATTTGTATGCACACACTCAGCCCGATCAGATTTTTGCGCGCGCCCTCGCACGTCCATCATTTTTTCCGGCGCGCGCCCAGACTCCTCTCTCTTTTTTTTCACGCGCGCGCGCTCATACGCCCATCAGATTTTTTCGCGCGCCCTCGTCCAGCTGAAATTTTTTGCCGCGCGCGCCCCCGTGCAAAAATTTTCGCGCCCCCCCTTTTCCCTGTGGCGATTTTTTTTTCGGCGCGCCCCTCGCCTCTATATATTTTGTTTACTCCCCCCGGGTTCTCGCCCCTCTCCAGCCCTCTTTCGTGCTTCCGAACCCACCCTCACCTCCTTAGGATAGAACATAAAAAATGCCCAGCGGCCGTCCCTTAACGGAAACCCAGAAAGAAAAAATCCGAAAAGAGATAAGGTACAAATCAAAATGCCAGCTCGCCCAAGAATTAGGCTTACATTACCAGACAGTCTCAAAATTCGTTAAGAAGGAATCACTTGAGGACGAACCCGAATCCGAGGACTGAGCCACAATATCCAAAATCGTTATATAGGGGGTAACAAAAAATGATTGTATCATGGAGCATAGTATCTCTCTCCGTGAACTCTACGAGCACCCTCTTGTCGCCGAGATAATCGAAGAGAACCGCAAGCTCCGTGAGTTATCCCAGAAGCCGGAGGTCAAGAACCTCAAGGAAGTGCCACTGCCCTACACGGTCAAGAACCACATCCTCATCAAGGAGGGTGTCCACAACGGTGTTTTCTATCCCGCGCAGATGTTGCGGTTCGCTGTTGACCAGCACGAAGGCTTACAGGTCTTCCTCGACCATCAGGACACCAGGGGTCAGGCAGCGCTCACATGGATCGGTGCGATCCACAACCCGCGCTGGTCAGAGAAGGACAAAGCGATCATTGGCGATATAGACATCGTAGACCCCAAGTACGCCATGGCAGTCGCCTACGGTGCGAAGTTCGGACTCTCCGCCACGGTCGATGTAGACGTCCAGCAGCTTGACGGCAAAGAAGTCGCCTCGAACCCTATCTTCAAGTCGTACTCCATGGTCGTTGACCCCGCCGTCCGAGAAACTATGCTGAATGAGAACCAGACACAGGGCTCAGAACCCGATTCTGACCCCACCCGAAAAATGACGCAACAGGAACTCGATTTTAAGGCCGATTTAGAGCCTGCACTTACGAAATTAGATGACGCGATCAGGCGCGCGTCCTCTATGCGAGATACCTCGCTCCTCACTACGCTGCAGCAGATCAAGGCGATCGTATCCAAGGTCTGTGGCAAGGAGTATCCCTATCCTTCGCCACCGCCCGCGGAAAAGCTCTCCGAGCTCGAAGCCAAGATTGCTGCACTGGAGCACATCATAGCATCCACACCCGTCTCTCAGCCCTCGTCTGAACCCTCAAGCGCACCTGCGGCAACACCGCAGGTCAACGAGCAGCTTGAGGCTGTACTGAAAGAAAATGAGAAGTTAAAGGAGCAGCTCAGCGCGTTTAAACGCGAAAAGCTCCGTGAGCGTGTGAACAGCATCCTGAACAAGGAGCTGGAGCTCGGTCTAACCTCCGCGTCGGAATCCGAAAACAGACGTGCCGAGTTAGAGAAGATGGACTCTTCGGCACTCGATGCCGTCGAATTCAATCTCGATCGCACAATCAAAATCCTCGAATCCAACGATGACAACTCCAAGCCCGCGGAGACCACGCCGAGTTCACCCAAGAAGCAGGAGCTATCAGCATCCGCTTCAGGCTCAGGCTCAGGCACACACCAGAACCTTTCGTCCGCGCGGCTGCTCAAGATGATGATTGACGAACAGAACAAGGCGTCAATGCCTTATGGAGGTGCATGAAGAAAAAATGCGATCCCTAAAAGAGCTACAGGCGGCTAATATCACGGACACTTCTACAACGAACGCATCCAACTTCCAAGACACTTTCCTCGACCCCGAAATAGTCAAGTTTGCCGAAGCCCTCCGGTTCTTCCGTCAAGCGGTAGAGGAGAACGATGTCCTCACGAAGAGCCGTGACAAGACTCTGAGAGTTCCCAAGACCACATCCCACCTTTCGATCACCACAACGCACACCGAAGGTGCCGAGCGTACCTACACTGAGATGACCAATCTCGACACAGTGGACATCACACCGTCCTTCAAGCTCGGTGCGATCGCGATCTCAAAGGAGTTGGTTGATACCACGCGAGTGGATCTCGTAGACACCGCGAAATACATGGTCGCCCAAGACATCGAAGAGGGCATCGAGAAGGCAATCACCGAAGCGATAGACACCAACGTCACCACGAACGTCGTTTATGGTGGCGATGCCACCGACCCTTCCCAGCTCGAAACCGGCGATAAGATTACCGTCGATCTCGTTGCGGACGCAATCAAGCTCGTAAAGGACAACAACTACGTCCCCGCGCTGCTATTCATCAAGCCCGCGCAGGAGAACGTGTTCTATAAGAGCTCGCAATTCACGAACGCTGCGGAATACGGTTCAAACGAAGTAGTCCTCAATGGCGAAATCGGCAAGTATCTCGGTGTGAAGGTCATCACATCCACACTCACGCAGTCCTATGCCGCAAGTGCCCAGGACAAGGGCATCTCAGGCGCCAACGGTGTTTGGGGCGCCGCAGGCACATCTTGTCAGCTCATAGGCTTCACTGCCGGCAAGAAGAAGCCAATCACACTCGCATGGAAACAGAAGCCATCAGTCTCGTACGAATATCTGAAGCGCTACGCCACGCACTACATCTACTACGATGCTGCGTACGGAGTTGGAGTAATACAGGAGAAGGCTTGCTGCCTGATCAAGGTCACAGACGCTTGATCTCAGCAAGCTCATCCTTCAACACAGGAGGATCAACGATAAAATGACCGAATATGGGTTCAGAGACAATAAGATCACCGCGCAGACCACAGGCATCGTCACCATCCCCATGAGCTTCGAGTCCGGTGAGCAGACCGCAACCAAAATCTATTTCCCTTTCAAAGCTCGTATAGACAAGATCAGGAGCATCGTCATGGCAGCGATCGCAGGCACAGATGACGGCACTATCACAGGCGCAAACGCAAACGGCAATTCCGCAAACGGCGTCGTAACAGTCGCCGCATCTTCCGCAGTAAACACCGAAGACTCCGCCACACCAACCTCAAACAACGTCGTCGAAGCCGGCTCGTACTACAAGCTCACTACCGCGAAGTCCACAGCCGGTGGTAAAGTCCTCGTAACGCTCGAATTCACACGCATCGCATAGAGAGATATGACCCCAGACCTCCCCGCACTCATCTCGACGCTCGGCTTCCCCATAGCCGTCACGTGCTACCTACTCTGGGAACGCCAGAACATCTCCCGCAAGCTCGAACGAGCGATCCGAGAAGACTTAGTCAGCGCGATCCACGAGCTCCGTGAGCAGATAATGGTCTTCTCCGAGCGCTGTAACGGAGGGCGAAGGAGAGAATAAAAGATGGCTGTCACAGTTGATGCAACTGCCGATCCTTACATCCATGCCTATGGCACGACCGCTGAGGTGTTAGGTCATCTCAAAGATCAGAACGTCGCCGCAAGTGATATTATCGCCATCTGGTATAACGGCACAAATACCAGCGCAGTCTATCGGAGATAATTCATGTCCAACATGGATCCACAGCACCAGTTAGATGCGCCAAAAGACGGAGGAAAGTCGGCTTGTTAGGAACTCGAACCATCTATTTAATTTCATTGCAACTAACCGGAAGGCTTTTATAGTCATGTACCTTTCTTATACCGTGGGCATATACATCCCCTCGATCGGAGCATCATTGCCTTCCTCCGATGTTGCTCCGCCCCCGCCTTTTCTCTCCCGGCCCGTTGCTTCGCTCGCCCACTCCTCCATCTTTGCCTGGATTTGAGGGGGGTTGCAGAAGGAGGGAGGTAATGCACACACACATACGCAGGCGTGTATACACATGACCGAAAAGAGCACCAAGTTCTTGGTTTTGCGGCCCGAATACCCGCATGCAGCGGCTGTCAATACCCGATTCAGCATCCGCAAGGGCGAAGTCCTCGAATGTCCCGAAGATTATGTCCCGTCCTCTTCTTTCCTCGTCTTCGAGTCCCGTGCAGCCGCTGAGAAGTTCGTACGTTCTCACGCTTCGATTTTCTCTTCCTGCCTGCCAGCAGCAGCCAAGCCAGCCTCCACATCTGCGGCGGAAGAGCGTTCATCTCTCCCACGAAAAAGAGGTCGTTCACCTCCGCCTCTTCACCCGCTCTTCCGCCGCGTGTCTTCTATCAGCGGCGAAGTCGTATGGCAGCTATTCAAACGCGATATCCACGTGTTCCTATCGCAGCACGAGTCCGATATCCTGCCCGATCTGCTCAGGCTGAACATCCACAAGAATACTGCGATCAGGCTACTCGAACACGAAGAGCAGCACTCCCGCAGACCCGCAGTTATTGAGGCACTCAAGGCCATCATCGCCGGTGAGAAGCCGCGCTTCGCGCCGGACGTCGAAGCTGAAGACGAAGACGAAGACGAAACCAAAGAAGCCGAAGCCGAGTCCGAAGAAACCGCCGATGCCGCTGAAGACCGCTCTGCATCACAACCAGAACGTGAGTCCGAGTCGTATTTCAAATCTGAGGAGGAGGATAACAACGAGCCAGAGCCCAAACCTTCAGGCGTGACAACTTCTCAATCACCAGCTATGCAACGACTGCTGCAACCTTAGAACCGAATAGAAAACTTTATTTTTCTCTTATACTTTTCTCTTTATTGTCATCATGTCATACGCATCGCTCTCCAAGCTGCGGCTGCTCACGCATTTCTCAACCGCGGAAATATCCGATGCTGATGTCTCTTCTCTTATCCCCGAAGCCGATCGTGCCATACTCCGGCTCGCGACTATCGAGGTCTACGACGAAAAACTCGATGGCGATATTGACGGTACGAACACTATCTTCACGACCAAACACAAGCCGATCGCCGATACCGACTTCGATTCAGATGTAGATGCCGATGACGTCACCGTCTATCTCGTTGATTACGATAGCGAGATGAACGAGGTGCACTCACAGACAACGGTATCTTCAGTGAATGCACGTGATGGCATCATTACTTTAGCCTCCGCACCCACAACGACCGACGTCCGTGTGGGCGTCTTCGCAGACTACCGCTACTACAAAATGCCCGTTGATTATGACGTGCTCAAACTCGCCGCTAACTATTATCTCGCGCATCTCTGTGAGATGAAAATCAGGACTGAGCGTGCACTCAATTTCACTTTACCCAAGCCACGTGATCTGCCTTCGTTCTCCGCACGTTCACGATGGCTCGACCTCGCGCTGGCATCCCTACCTTTCGCCAAGCCGACCCTCATAGGAGTGTGATTAGCTCATGACTGTAACGTACACCACCGCCGCAATTGTGAAGAAGCGTGTGAAGAGCATCTCCACTTCGCTCTCCGATACCGATATAGAGGAGAACATCCTTCAGGCTGAGTCTATCATTGATGCTATCATGAAGCGTACCGCACGCGGCACGTCGCCCGACTTCACCTTCGATCCCGATAAGCACGGCATCATTCGCGACTGCGCTACCAACTACGCTGCCTATCTCTGCATCACTTATGACCCTTCGGAGTTCGCCTCTATGGAGACCGCGGAGATGGTTGCCAACCTCTTATGGAACGCTATCCAAAATGAGCTCACCATGCTCACCGATGCACGCTTCGTTGAATATCTCGCATCTTTATAACCATGGATCAAAACCTCTTTCCGCTCCGGAAGCTCGTATGGCGGCAGTTCTTCCATCAGTACACCACACCACGCGAGTGGAAAAAGGGTGCTCGTGATATCCCCTTCGGGCTCGGTGCGAAGACCCTTTATGTTGATGGAGATAACGGCAACGACCACAATGATGGGCTCTCCTGGAAGACCGCGTTCAAAACTATCCAGCACGCGATTGACGAGGCTGATAGCTGGACTACCATTTTCATCAGATCCGCAACTTACCAAGAAAATGTTTCTGTTCCGTCTGACAAGTCTTCTATTTCGCTAATTGGTGAGTCTTGGAAAGGTGTCATTATAGATGGTGGAGATGCAGCTTCATCAGCGCTTACTCTCACTTCGTCGTTTAATATCCTTGATAACTTGTATTTCAAATCCTCCCGTCCATTCATTGCCGCCTGCTCGATCGACGGTGATAAGAATATCATCAAGAACTGCTTCTTCGAGAATTCTGCAACTAATTCCTCCTTTGATTTCAGATTGAATGGTAACGACAATCTCGTTACTAAATGTGAAACTTCAGGTGACGCTACTAATGCCTGTTTTACGTTATTTGGGAAGCGCAATGAGATTTCATATTCACGCATCTATGCAGCCAGTGCAGAACGAGCTATTCTTCTCAATGATGGTGTTGATGAATCGCTCATTCATGACTGCTTTCTTATGAATGCCTCTCTATACGGCATTTCTTGCTCCGTGAACACCAACCATAATTTCTGCTTCCATAATAATTTCATTCTCAATGCTACCCATATACGTGACGGTGGTTCTAATAACCTCTTCGTTGAGAATTATTATGATAATCACTCCAACCAGGACAACGGCTTCGGCATCGCTACCGAACCATTCACGTTCTCATCAGGCTCCGATCCTCGCCCGGTTATCACACGCAATGGCTGGCTCGCACTTGGACTCGGCACTGACACTATCATCTCTTCCGCTGTAGCAGGTACGTATTCACATCCCGATGATACCAGCGAGCATGATGTCCTTGAATTCAGTGCAGCTCTACAAGACATCTCACTTGCACTCGACCTATCCGCTCTCACACAGCCCGTTGAAATACGTGAATACGAGAAGATTGACGGCACTAACTATCGTCAAGTCTCTTTTAAGTCTTTCCCACAAGATTTCGATTTCGATACCGATACCGTTCTTATTTATATTCAACAAAGGAATAAAGACTATAAAGTCACGCTAAAATCGACTACCGCCGAAGAGGCATCCAAGAGCATACCTTATGTCTATCGCTTATCTTCTAAGGAATAATGTAGGAGATGATTGACTATGCCTATCATCAACTGCACTGAACATAAGCTGCTTTTCCAATATTCGATCGATGAGCTCGCTTCACTTTTCGATACTGCTGATCCATCTGTTCTCGCAAGTTACGTTAACCAAGGTGACTATGTTGGGCTCACTGTTAGCGCACTTGCAGAGATATTTGACTCTTCCTCCTTTTCTGCGGCTTCAGCCGCAGCTACGCTCGATGATAATAACCTCACTGCTACCAGAGCTGCTACGATACTCGATGATGATAATCTCTCAGTTGATAGAGCAGCTTCGATCTTCGATGAAGACAATCTCACAGCCGCGAAAGCTGCCTCGATCATTAGCGATTCTGCGATCTCCGCTTCTAAAGTCCATTCCATCTTAGAAAACTCAAATCTATCAGGTACGAAATGCCAAGCTATTACTGATCATCCGAATCGCACTCGTTTCTTCCATTTCTGGATCACCAATGGTGTTGGCGACCTCAGCACCGCACGGCAAGGGCTCGCAGGCTGCGGCTCGCAATCCGCTGGGCTTGCATTTGGTGGTGATACCGGTAGCCTCTCAGCCTTAACTGAGGAATATGACGGCTCTTCTTGGTCTTCTGGCGGTAATCTCAACACCGCTCGTAAGAAGCTTGCGGGTTGTGGCTCGCAAACCGCTGGGCTATCCTTCGGTGGCAATGATGGCTCTGTATCTAATGTCACTGAAGAGTATGATGGCTCTTCTTGGTCTTCCGGTGGAAGCCTTAACACTGCACGTGAATTACTCGCAGGTTGCGGCACTCAATCCGCCGGGCTTTCTTTCGGTGGCTATGCCAGCTCTTGGTTAGCCACAACTGAGGAATATGATGGCTCTTCTTGGTCTTCTGGCGGTAATCTCAATTCCGCTCGGTTCGGACTTGCAGGTTGCGGCTCGCAATCCGCTGGCTTGTCCTTCGGCGGCTATGATGGCAACTTCTCTTCTGTTACCGAAGAGTATGATGGCTCAGCGTGGTCTACTGCCGGCAGCCTCAATTCAGGTCGCATGGGACTCGCCGGTTGTGGCACTCAATCCGCCGGGCTATCTTCCGGCGGCTATGATGGCAGCCCAATGGCCACCACAGAGGAATATGATGGCTCTTCTTGGTCTTCTGGCGGAAGCCTCAATACCGCTCGATATGCTCATGGTGGATGTGGTTCACAATCTGCCGGGCTCGCATTTGGTGGATCCGGCAGCAATCTGGCCTCTTCTGAAGAATACATCTAACAGCTCTCATGAAAGAAATAGTGAAACAACTCCAAAACATCGAGAAGCTTTCCTTTGAACTCCAACCACTACGGGACATTCCTATTCTCGATAATGCCCAAATCGCGAATCTATCCAAAATCTCGCAAGAGCTCTCTACTGCATTCAAGACTTCGCAACTCGGTAGACCGAAATACCTCATGCGAGTCTCAGTCTTAAAGGATATGAAATTCCCGACGCCTGATGCTAAGTTCTGGCAGGCTATATTAGAACGCAACATACAATTCCAGAATCTGCTCTTCGATGCGCTCGACTTCCAAGAGAAGCTTGCGGACTTAGAAGCGCTTGAGGCAGATATTGAAGAGCTCGATGCTATGCCTGCATCTTCTTCTCACGCTGAACGCAAGTTCCGTGCACAGCGTATGAAACTCGATGTACAACGTAGGCGGATGCTTCTCCAATTGCTACTCCTGAAGAAGCAGGCGCGAGAACGCTATCGCGAGATAATGGCATGGACGGACATCATCAAGGAGCTCCAACCGCAGCTCAAATATCCGCCGGATGACCCTGAAGCGCATATGCCCGAATCGTTTCTTCTGCGCTTCGCGCATCAGAGAAAGATAATTGATCAAATCGGTGCGGCTGATATGGACGGCGCACTCAACATCTTCGCGCTCGGTCAGTCCGCGGCGCGATATTGGAAACAGCTCAACAAGCAGCAGAAGTCCGACCAAAAAGTGATATGATTCTTCTTACTACCGCAACATATTTAATCTGTTGATTCTTACTTATCCTCGTTATGTGTGAATATCTACCCGAAGCCGAAGCTATTTTGCTGCTGCGTGACTATCGGATCACTATCCCATCGAAACTGCAAAAGCAACTCGGTATTAAGCCCGGCGATTACCTGTTTTGCACATTACGCAAAGCTACCGAGTTCGAGTTGTGGCGAGCGCGTCAGGAGCAAGCTAATTTCAAACTCAAACAGGCCCTATCGCATACCGCTACCGCCGTGAAGGATGGTAGCGGCACTGGTATTGTAGTTGAAAATGGAGAGAAAAAGAAAAAGGAGGTGTTAGAACATGAACGAAAGCCGCCAATCGTCTTCCCAGATGCACAATTCTCGTACACGCCATAACCGGTTCACCAGGATCAGTGATGAGGCGTATTGCCTATTGCTCACCGCTTCACGGTCACAGTCCAAGTCCATGGCTGAGCTCGCATCTACTGCCATTGTCTACTATTTCGACTCACAAAACGATTACCACGCTTGCCTTGCGAAGCTGCATCGGTTGCAGCGTGAACTCGATATCGCTTCACGCTATCAGAAGCTCTATTCGGCACTTTCGTTTTTATTGCTGCTGGCATTGATCTCTTCGGTCGCTATCTGTCTTGGCTTGCATCTGATCTGATCTGACCTGATCGCAGTTACCATCAATTTTTTTTCTCTCTCTTTTTTTTCCTTATTCCCATCCCTGCATTGCATCACTATCCTCATGGAGTGGGGTCTTCGTTCTTCTTTTTTTTTTTCTCCTCCCATGTATCGCTATCGCTCGCTGAGCGATTGTATCGCACCGATGAACCCAAACACGATGTTTTGCATCTTCGTCTTCTTGTTTAGCTTGATTATCTTCGATCGTCCGATGTTCTCTTCCTCCAGTACCCCGATCGCCTTGAGGTCGTCTATTACCGCTCTCAGAGTCTGATATGTCACATGCAGCTCCTGTGTGAGCATGCGCATATTCCGCAGCTTTGTAGGGTTCTCATAATAGAGCATCAATAACTGATAGTGCAAGTTTTCCTTTCCAAATAAACATCCTAATCGCTCTTTCACGTTCATTCTTCCAATTTCGCCTCCACTCTCAATTTCCGGCGCTTGATTATCAGTTCCTGATCGCGCCAGAATCTGAACGTTAGCTCGGTCTCGCGATTGAAGTCGTAGGGTACATATACCCGCACATGGTTCACACCACGTTCAAGCTGCTTGCGGAAATTCAGTAGCCCCGGTTCTGTGTGCATTTCCATCCTGCTCTCTGTCAATATCTCCAGCTCCATACGTGCACCGAAGAAAGATTTTTTGATTTTCATGCACCTTATCTTGATCTCCTGTTTCTCTGGACCCGGTTCCGGCTCAGGGCCCGGCCCAGGTTCAGGCTTCCTCTGGGGCTTCACTAACCACGCTTCAGGGATTGGATAGCTCATTGGCAATGTGCCATAGCCGTTTTTGCCCCAGTTCACGCCCCAGGAGTTCTTGAATTTCAAGCGCTTCCGCACTAAGTCGTAGCCCACTATCTCGATTGCATGATAGCCCAAAAACTCACCCTCCGGCATACCTATCTCGCCACTACTACTCCATGTACGGTAGACCGGGACGGCTGCGAAGATCGGTAGTCGGTTAGCCCATATCGTGCCCGGGATGTCATTGAACACCCGATGATACGTACCTATCCGGTAGTCGTCCATCTCAGCCTCGATCCACTGATCTGTGCACACCTTGCGTGCACAGCGCCTTGATAACGGGTAGCAGCCTTCGGTACATGTGCCCTCTTTCTGCATCAGCTTCAGTGCATCCCTTAGCATCATGCCGTCGCCCTTATTCGCCCTTCGCTTGTATAGCCAGCACTCTGATAGGTTGGTCGGGTAGTAGAAGTCTTTTGATTCTGCGATGCTGCAGAGCGCGCACGCAACGCATATTGGCTCGCCGCCCTGGTTCATCACCTCGCTCTGCTCGGAAGTCAAATCAAAACGGTCTGGGAGCTCCTCACGGGGCGCGGTGGTTGCTGCATATCGTCTGTCACGTGGGTCACCAATTGACAGGATTGCACCACATTCACGCGCCCGTTGCTCCGCCTCTTCTCGGTTCATTATCTTACTCCTTTATCCCCTCTCTCTCTTACTCTTTCCTCCTTCTCCTTCCTTCGCCTTCTTTCTCTTTTCTCCTTTGCGCTCCTTCACTCGATTGGGAAGATGTTGCTGTCTCCGTCCTCAAATGCCCATACACAGAGATGCCCGATGCCGTTACCGGGTTTTTTCACAGGCGTTATTGTTACCGTTGCTGGTACGTGCCAGTCCACTGCACCCTGCATGACATATCTTCCATCTGCTCGTACCGTCTGCATCATCTCTTCGAGGTTGGTTCTCAAGCCGGAGCTCGCAGCGCCTATCTCACCGGTGAGGTCGTACATGTGCGCCATGCCCGTTGCATCCACGTTCATCGCCTCTTTCACGTTGAACCCCTGCATCGCCTCTCCACGTACACCCGAAACCAGATATTTGCAGCTCGTATTTGTGTGCTCTATTGCCATGCCTATGTTCGTGCGGTACATGCCGCCACTCACTATCCTGCCCGGTGCGCTCGTGCCCCTTGAGAGGTTCGTATTCGTTGCGAGGTTCAGTCCATCACGCGTTATTGTGCGCATCATTGTCACCCCGTCGGCGTTCCATAGTGCCGCTTCGGTATCGTACAGCACTTTAGCGCTGGCATCGCTATTCACTATCTTCAGCGAATCGGATAGCTCGATGCTCGCATCGCCTGCACCGGCTATCGCTACGGAGTACTCCATCCGCGCCTGCACCGGCGCCAGCATCGCGATCAGCATCATTAAAGTCGCTATCCCGATCGCGAAAATGATTAGACCAGCTTCTCTCAGGTCTAAGCAGCCGCGGCTGTGCTTACCCATTCCTTATCCTCCGCAATAAACCCTTCAAACCGGTTTCTACCAATACAACTATACCCGCGTATGCCAAGAACTGCGTCTTCACTGATTCCTCGGTCAGTGGTGAACCGGTTGCGTATATCGTACCACCAACCAGAGCGCCGACTAAGACCGTCGCTAAGAACTTCTCCAACTGGAAGTTCTCCATACCGCTGGACTTGAAATAGCCGCCGACTGCATACACTATCGCTGCTAATATCGCTAATATTACCTCATTCATTTACACCACCTACAATCATATTCTTATTTTTTATTTATATTTATATCGTTGCTATATTCATTTACAATGTTAGACACAAAAGTCTCTATTTCGGGTGCAAGTATGCGCGATCGTAATCAGAAGATGAACCAGAAAGTGCTCAAACTGTGGCCCTCTACGCTATCGCTGCTGCATGAGTGCCCACGCTGCTTCTGGCTACAGCATCACGCGCACGTGCCGCGGCCGCGTGGGATGTTCTCATCGCTACCCAACGCGCTCGATGCGATCATCAAAGCCAATGTCTACCCGTTCATACCGCTCAACTCCAAACCGTCATGGCTGCTGCCGGAGCTGAGGGGTGCGTCCGTTGTGAACGTCCCGAAGCTGTTTTATGAGAAGGATGGCGTGACGATGTCCGGGTCGCTTGATCAGCTACTGCAGCTCGAAGATGGTGAGTATTTCATTGTCGATTACAAGACTTCGAGGCACGTCTACACACCGGAAACCGCAGCGAAGTTCTATTCGCTACAGATGGATTGCTATGCGCTGCTGTGCGAAGAGAACGGGTTTGAACCCGTTGAGACCGCATATCTCGTGTTCTTCACGCCGGTCTCTATGCTGTCTGAGGGCGCGCTGCTACCGAAGCCGATGAATATCTTCAGGTTCGAGACTACGGCGATACCTATACCGGTTGATTCAGAGCGCGCTCGGAAGGTCATTGCGGAAGCTGTGGAGGTAGTTAAACGTGACGTGCCACCGGAGCCGTCGCCCACGTGCGAATATTGCAACTATGTCGCGAATCTGAACGAGAAGCTAAATGAGCTGGATGCGAAGCTAAATGCTAACGCTAACGCCAACACCAACACCGGTGGGCGTTCTGACGCTCCTTCAGATCAGTTGAAAGGAGGAGAGAAAAAAATCGTAGAGTAGGGGGTGATTGATTGATATGGGTAAAAAGTCTGAATCGTTTGAGTTAGAAGAAACAGCAGAAGCACAAACAGAGGAACAGATCAGGCAAGAGCAAGAGCAAGAGCAAGAATTCGATTTGCTCGATCGGCTTGATCAAGATGAGGGTCGGGGTCAGGCTTCTGAGGATTGGAATGGTGGTCTTATAGCGGACGCCAATTCGGGAGGTGGGAATGGTATGTCAAATGTAGTGCTGGATGAGGTAGAATTCGATGAGGAAGAAGAGCTCGAAGAGGAGGTCGTACCCGATGACTTCATACCGCTTTGGAAACCGTCCGAGCCCGGAGAGTCGCTGGTGGGGATCGTTACTTCTAAATTCGAGTCCGTCTACGGCCCCGCTCTTTCGGTTAAGACCCGGTCAGGTGCTCTCTATCAGACGCCGGCACATCAGTCGCTTATCAAACGCATCGAGAAGATACAGCCAGGGGATACCATCAGGATTCTGTACGAAGGCAAAGTGCGTACCTCTAAAGGGTTCATCGCAGCATCATATCGCGTGTTCCGAGCCGATAGGAAACAGAAAAAGATTGAGGGTGCTGGAACTCAGGCTGAGGCTGAGGCGCAAGCTGAGGCGCAAGCTGAGGCGTCGGGTGGAAACGCGCGCGAGAGAGATGAGTGAGTGAGGAAGCTATGGAGTCTAAAATCTTTCATGCGAAAATCGGTAGACACGCACTGCTGGAGGCACTGAATGCTATTCTCGCGGTCACAGACTCCGGGAGGGTCAATATCGCGCCTGATGGAGTCTCTCTTTCCATGACCGATCCCGCTAATGTTGCGTTCGTACATGCACAACTCAAAACTTCAGCGTTCGATGACTACAACTTCTCTCCGCCGGAAGACCCGCCACATGTCTCGCAGATCGGGCTTGATTTCGAGCGGCTCGTGGGGGTGCTTTCTATTGCGCGTGCTCAGTCCGCTACGCTGTCGCTTGCATATCGGGCGCATAAGCTGGAGCTGGATATGGAGGGGCTCTCATATTCCGTTGAGTTGATTGAACCGTCGCTGCTGCGGAAACAGCCGCGAGTGCCGAAGCTTGAACTGCCGGTTGCAGCTACTACGTTCTTTAAAGAATGGTATAGGGCGGTCAGAGCTGCAGAGATGGTGGGTGACGTCGCGATTCTTGCCGCTGATGACGCTGGACTATCTATCGAAGTGCAGGGGGATTCGGATTCGCTACGGGTTGCGTTCCCGAAGCTGACGCTGCTACAGTTCACGCCGCCACCGCCGGAGTTGGGTCAGACTGTCGTAGCTCGGTTCGCGCTATCGTTCCTCGCACAGCTCTCAAAGGCGGCTCGGAATGCGTCCGGAGATGAGATCACTATTGCGTTCGGGAATGATCTGCCTGTTAGAATCCAGTTCAAAATTGCGGGAGGTGAAGGTGATGTCACGTTCTTGCTCGCACCAAGGGTCGAATGAAGAACCCAATCGGGACCCTGAGCTCGGATTGGAGGTTGCCTCTGTTTCTTGCATACCCGGCGGCGGGCGCAACTGCCTGCAGGATGCGCTATATCACTCGCTACTCAGAGGCGTAGATCGCACCCGACCACGGTTCGGGGACTTCGTTGATTTTCTGTCCGTTACGCTCGATGAGCTGCCGCCATCTTCGTCGTATTCCGATGGATACCGCATCAGGCTGAGGTTCGATTGCGAGCTGCAGCAAATTATTACCCGTGAAGCGCTATCTACGGCTAATTTCGATCTGTTCGCTGAGATCGGTGCGGTGATGGCTGAACGGCTCTTGAAGACTATCCGGAAGGTCGTACTTCAAGGGAATGCCGGCGCGCCTGGACCCAGTCTCGGCCCGGTTGAGACCCGGTTGGACTCCTCCGTGCCTCAAGGCGTTGTGCTGATGCATCCTCAAACGTTCTATGAGCTCGTGTCCGCGCAGCATGATCCAGAAACGGGTACTACCACTACACACACTATAACGTCTGACTCCTCGCACTGAGCTCTTCCTCTTTTTCTCCCTTCTTCTTTTTTTTCTATCTTTTTTCCGTCTACGTAGCTCTCCGTATAGCTATAGCGTCTACTTACTGCTATGTTGCACTACGTTGGAGTATGTTGTCTCCCGTCTTACGCTTTTCGCTACTCGCTTCATACCGATGCTCAAAGCGCGTGAGAAGCTTTCCTTTGCTTGCGCCCAGTTGCTTCGCCCTCGTCTCTATCCAGATGAGGCCTCGCTCTCTCGTATATCTCAAATTGTGCGCCTCTAAACCCCGGCGCCAACGCTCGTAATCGCGATAAAAACGCGACTCGTCGCTACGGGCGCGGTGCGCGGCGGGGTCTGAGCCGCTGGTGTCTGCGGCGTCTACTTCGGAAGACGTCCCGGTAGCTCGCAAACGCGACTCGAGGCGCGCCAGCTTCGCGATCAGACGCTTAATCTCCCCTTTTAACTCACGATTCTCACGCTCTAACTCCATAGCCCGCTCTAACGCCCGTCCGTCCATGTTCTGGATCAACCACCTTATCACGGCTGACCTGTTATGCACTACTGTAATACGATCTAACTCCCTTATCTGCTCTTCTTCGAGCACAATATCGATGTGCCGGGGTTCTTTTAATTCCCTCCTTCTACCCATCGTGTATACCTCCACTTTTTCCGAGGGTCTATCTCTCTATGTTGAGAGATTTTGCCCTTCTTTCTTTACATATATATGTAAAAAATCCTTATAAATTAATCTAAATTTTCCTATCTATCTATCTATCTATCTATCTATCTATCTATCTATCTATCTATCAGAGCGAAATCTGAGCTTATTTAGGCTTTCTTTTGGCTTATAAAGCGTTCTTTGGGCTCGGTTTTTGTATAACATTCTGTCTTCTATGTTATACATCTTTTGAGTTGGCCTTCTATGTGCCACTTTGTCGTATGCTTTTTATATTACAATGTCATATCTGTTATTGTGGTTTGCCATGAAAAAGGTAACAGGCATTCGGTTGGAAGAAGAGGAGCTCGCATTTTTGAAACAGTTGGGCTCCGGTAATGTGAGTCAAGCAGTTAGGTCGCTTATCGCAGAGAAGAAGAAACTTTTAGATGGAGAGCCCGATCGTGCGATGACACCGGAAGAGATGTTTTTTGATAGCTTACTTCTGCCGGCTGATTCACGGCTACGCGAAACGTATTGCTCGTATGTAGAGATGTGTATTGAATCAGGGGTGCTTCATGCGTCCCTTGATTATCTCGCGCCCGCACTCACAGGGCGTACAGGCTTCGATGAGAGTACTATCCGGAAGCACTTCCGAAAGCTGACCACTCTGAAATTTATCAAGTCCGAGGGGCTGCTGTTTCGTCCAACGCTAAGGTTGAAGCAGGAGTTATCAATCCCTGCACTTAAGAAGCTAATTCGGGAATTTGCTGACTTTCTCCATACGCGCGGAAACTATCGGGATGTTGTTGGTGATGTTTGGGACGTGAATTCTCCTATTAGCCAAGACACTTCCAAATGACAGCCAACAGCACATGGAAAAAGTTAGAGCAAAGGGTGTGCGAGCAGTTCGGCGGTAGGCGAAACCCACTCTCCGGTAGTAATTCACAGCATGGCACGTCCGCCGACTGCATTCAGACCGCCTATCCAGAGCTCTATGTGGAGATAAAGCTCCGGGCATCTTTTGCGCACCATACGCTCTTCAGGTCAGTAGTGGAGGAAGCCGCCCGTGAGCAGCGGATACCCATCTTAGTTACCCATGAGAAGCACCATGCAGGGTCGCTCGTTACTCTCAGGCTTGATGACTTCCTTAAACTGATATCCAAACCGGGAGGTGAAAAAAGTGAGAGTTCTTGTAGCGTGTGAATTCTCCGGTATTGTCAGGGATGCATTTGCTAAGTGTGGGCATGATGCCTGGAGTTGTGATTTACTTCCTTCAGAAAAGCCCGGGAAACATATCCAAGATGATGTGCGAGATGTGCTCGATGATGGTTGGGACTTGATGATAGCGTTCCCACCATGCACTTTTCTCGCCAATAGTGGAGTCAGATGGTTATGGGAAGATAGCAACTACATGCTGGCGTCAGAAAGGTGGGAAAAGCTCTGTGAGGCGGCAAAATTCTTCAAAAAGTTACTCTTCTTTAATGGCATCCCTCATATCGCTATCGAGAATCCTATTCCTCACAAATATGCTCTCGCAATGATCGGTATCAAATATGATCAGGTGATCCAACCGTATCAGTTTGGAGAGCCATATTCAAAAGCAACATGCTTGTGGCTGAGGAATCTTCCGAAACTTAAACCCACAAAGTTCATACCGAAAAACAGGGTGTTGCAACAAGTATGGAAAGAACCACCATCGAAAGAACGCTGGAAAAACCGAAGTCGTACGTATCCGGGAATCGCAATGGCTATGGCCGAGCAGTGGGGCCAAGCACTTGAGAGCGGGAGGTGAAAAAGATGAGTCTTGACGTCACCTTCGGGGTGTGGGTGAAAGAGCTCGAAGCTGAGGTCACGTTCTTCGATGTGCACCTACCAGAGGACAAGCTATTTATCAATGACGTGCTCACCGCCGTCGCTCAGACGCTCATTCTGAAGGTAGATTTTGATATCCAAAACGATTCTGCGGGTTGGGCTGTGAAATCAGTCAAACGTGATGGTAGAGACTGCCAACTGGAGGTTTCTATTTAACTGAAAAAATCTATTTATGACCACGTAGGTACTAAAACCTCTCACAGGAGTTTTTCACATGTCGCACCCGGTAGAAGACCCGGATATAGCAGCGGCTTTTGAGGCGTATGTAGCCATGGGCACGATCCGAAGCGTCCGCCGCTTGTGGAAGAATTGGGATGCGTTGGTGCATACAGGTCGCCCCCGTCCAACCTACCAAGCAGTATGCAAGTGGGCGAAGCGGTACAATTGGCGTGAGCGTGCCGCCGAGCGCGACCGCAAGTTTTCGAAGAAGCTCGCCGAGAAAAACGACGCCATGAGGCTGCACACTGCGGAGCACATCTTGCAACTCCTGTATGCCCGTATCCGCACGGTCTTCGATGAGGACGGTAACACCATCCTACCGATCCAGAACTACCAAGACCTCAACGACACGATCAGGTTGGCGCTCCAGATAATCGGCGTAACGAACCAACCCGCTGCTGCACGTGGCCGCCAGCCGAGCCACCAGACGAACATCAAGATAATCAAGGTAGTTGATGGCATGTCGGAGCAATCGCAATCAAACGCAGTTGACACCGAAGCCCAGGAGGTTGTGGACACGGACACAGACATAGATGAAGCCATCGACGCCAAGGCTGAGGCTGAGGCGGAACTCAACTTAAAACCCGAGCCAAGCCCAGAGCCAGAGCAAGAGCAAGAGTAAGAGCCAGAGCAAGAGCTGCAAGAGTCCGCACCTTAGCGCCGTCTAAGTAAGCGGGCCCGCCCTAACCATTGCCGCTGCGATGCCGTAGCCGTTGCACGCTTCGCACCCACCCATCCCGGTGGAGGGTTGCGTGCACGTGCACAGTCAGCTTCAGCTCGCTCACTCGCTCACTCGCTCGGCTGCTATTTGCGTACTCGTCCGTCACCTGCCCACCGTTATCGTTCCATAGCTTTCACACCATCCCCGCGGAAGGCACGCAGCGCCCTTGCCGCCATTTCGAGGGCGAACGCCCCCCCTCTGAAACTCCCCCCCACTCAGCTCCCACCGCTATGAAATTCAAGCGCCATTCGGCTGATTTGTGCTGCGTGCCACCTCCGTAGACGTCAGAGGGGGGGCATTCGCAAGCGCCCGTCTGCCGTCCGTCGCATTTTCAGCTCTGCCGTCCGCAGCCTTTTCCATGTTGCCCCACCTTCGCCTCCCACAGCACCCGTTTGCCACTCTGCCCGTGCGCGCTCGCTTCGACCGTTATCGGTTACCATTGTCTTCCGCTACTGCGCAACCCTCCACGAACATAGCAATGGCAAGGGCCCACCACCCGCCCTCAGGCGCTGCACGCCCCGCATGTGCCGGCGGTCATATAATCTGACATTATGATGACACGCTTCAAAGCGTGTCATATAATGAAGATTATAACGCTTAGCAGGCACGCACGTCTTTTAGACCGCGGGTATAAGACGTGCCTGCACGCTTGACCGCCGGCACTATGCAAGGGGGGCATGCTGGCTGTCTCGCAGTTCTTGCCGGTTGGTTAGCCAGCCAGCCAGCAGCCCCCCGACATGGTGTAAAGGGTCTGCCGCCATTACTGCTACCATTAGCAGCCTTCTATCCTCGCAACGAGCGTGGGCGCGAGGACATCGCCATGAATTGCGTGCCACGCACGTGCAATTCATGCCTCTGCCTCAATCGTCCATCGCGCCCTAAATAGTTGCGTCCAGGCTGCCCAATGCCAACACCAATCCAAACACTTAGGTCACATCTGCATCCTGGTTCTCTGTTTCTGTTTCTCT